CCGAAGCTGGCTGCATCACCACCGTTCGCGCGCCCCGCATCATTTCGAGCAGGACGCTTAGAAACTTTCCCGGCGGCATCTCCGAGGTGAAGGTCAACTCGCCAATCTTGTTCAGCGCGTCCGTCTGCACGGGGAACGGCAGCCCGGCGGCCACCGCAATCTCAGCCTGCCACGCGTTCACGCCATCCGGGTTCTCGGGGTCGATGGGTGACTCGTCGAACGGGTTGGCGCCGGCTGCCAGGGCGATGATCTCGGCCAGCAGCATCGGAGCATTGTTGGACAGGTGGACGATGAACGCCGCAATCGTCTCCGCATCCTTCGCGCCGCCGGTGATGGCGTCGTAGAGGCTGCCGAGTTCGCCGCGATGGCGATGATAGAGGCCGAAGATGTGGTTGGGAGAAAGCGCGCTCACCGTGAACTTCTGTCCATCGGCGAGCGACACTTCTGCCTGCGATTTTACGATATGTCGGAGGCCAGTAGCCATGGTCCCTATGGCTCCTTCTTAGGTGTACGGCTGCCCGTCGATGTAGATCGCTTCCTTGCTGTACGCCGTGTCCCGCAGGATCTCGACGGTGAGCGGAAGCTGCTGCCACTCGTTCGACTTCAGTTCAAAGTCGCCGTTCGGGCCGAGACGAACATAGGGGAAATAGTAATCGTTCTTCTCGCCGTCCGGATTGTACGAGATGAAGCGCAGCGCGCCTTCAAGCTGCGTGGTGCCCGAGATGACCTGCTTCCGGCTGACGGCTGCACGGTCATAGTCAACCGCGATGCTCGCGCCATCGGCGATGCCGCCGCCTTCGACGACGTAGATGATGCCGCGGTCAGCATCGACCGTGTAGTCGGTGCCAAGCGTCTTGGCGACTGAGGACACCTCAACGGTCACGTTGGAGATGCTGCGAACGCCGGTCGGGTTGTTGGTCGAAATGCCAAGCTGGTAGCCGAAGCCCTGTTCCACGCTGGTAAAGGTCTGCGTCTGTCCCGTCGCCGAGGTCTGCGCCAGCACGCTCTGCGAGCCGAAGAAGAACAGCGCCAGGTTCTGGACGTTGATGTCGTCCAGTGTCAGTGCGCCGCTGTAATCGACCTGCAGGATGACCGACTTGTCCTTCACGCGGACGCCACGGTCGCTGTTGAAGTGGTCCAGCTTTTCCTGGTCGATGGTCAGGCTGAAGGACGGACTGTTGCCCAGGTAACGAAAGCCGGCGGGGGTGTGGCTGCCGGACGCGAACAGGCTGAAGTGCAGCTCGCCGCGCCCCAGCGTCTGATTGCCCAAATTGAGTGCCATGTTCACTCCTTACTTGTGAAAGCACGTATAACGTGACTCTACGCCCAAAGCAATTAGGCGTAGGGGTCGGCGGCGTTGTCGACGATTCGCAGTTCGAGCCGCAGCCAGAACCACGCCTTGTCGGACAACCTATCGGGTGGGCGGACGACGCCGGGGCCAACCCGAATGTCCTCCACGCGATTCTTTCCCGGCCCGAGGCCGAAGGGATCTGGCTGATGGCTGCCAGGCAGCTTGCGCGACTTCTCGGCGATGAGGCGTTGCCGCACATCAGCCAACAGCAAGTAGGCGGGATCGGTCGGATGCTCCCGGTCATCGGGCACCCAGCCTTGCACGAGGATCGACCACCAGTAATCGGCGATCGGCGTGTTGACCGGCGCCTCGGCGACATCCTCACCGGGTTCGACGCCTTCGAGCACTGACACCATGGTCTCCGGGTCGCCGGGTCCGAAGGTGTCCCGACCGCGGTAGACGCGCTCCATCATCGCGCCGTCACCGGGGTCAAAGTCTGCCAGGTCGCAGACATAGCCGTTGTCCGGGGTGATTTCCTTCAGGATGCCGGTCAGCGCACGCATGGCGCGCAGCTTGAAGGGGAGGGTGCTGGGGTAGGTGGTCACGGTTTGACCCTCACGCAGAGAGTGGTGCCGAAGCCGAGGAACCCGATCACGAACACCTCGTAGTTGGTGCGGACGGCCTGCGGCAGGTCAAAGTCCAGCGCGTCCTCAGCCGTGAGGTCGAACCAACCGAATTGCACGAAGCCGGAATCGATGTTGCGGGGCATGGTTATATCCCCGCCTTGACGAGACGCAGGAACTCGCGTTCGAGGTCATGTGAAACTTCAAGCGTGTCGTCGGATGCAACCGTGCGATATATTTGATCGATGCTTGGGCCAAAAAGAAGATAGAGGCCGCGTGACATGCGAACCATCTGCTTCTTGTTGGTGACACTTTCACCAGGCCGCAGTCGGATCGCCAAACCGAGATTGCTCTTGGTTTCCGTTAAAGTGCGGCCTTGCGGCAGTCGGATGAGGAACATCCGTTTGCTCTTTTTCGTGCGGTCGTCGACCTTTAGAACGACACCGCGATCCGTGTTATCGGGCGACCCGGACGTGACGAACCGCGCCAGGCTGGTCGGGCGGTGGCGACCGGTAATGATCGCTTCCGCGTTATCGAGTGACGCAGACTTCGTGATGCCGAGCCGCGGTCGACCGCTGCTGTCCATGCCTGCGAGATAGGAATAGGGCAGGTTGACCTGCGCGGCGATCTTCCGCCGACCCCGAGTCTGTGCCTTACCGGCAGCATAGTTGACGGCGCGCATCGCAGCGCGCTTCACGTCATCGGCCATCGTGTCCAGGGTAGCCGTGGCTGCTACCCCTTCCATCGCGACGATGTAGGTTTCACCGCTCATGCCGGCACCGGGAGGCCGGAAGCCTCATCTGCCGACAGCGGGACAACCCGTGCAGTCTGGTAACCGAGATCTGCGGGGTAGACGTGGTCGACCCGGTACGCTTCACCCGCTTCCACGGAGACGATCGCGTTGCGGCGGATCGTGGGAATCTCGCTGAGGTCAAACCGCAACCGGTCTTCGCTGACCACCATCTGGGTCGCGCCGGGCATCGACTGCAGTTCACCCGTTGCCGGGTCTTCACGCTTCCGCCAGACCCGCACGGTGACTTCCACCGGGGTCGCAGAGGGCGCGGGAATATAGAGCGCGGGAACCGACATCTCCTGATGCAGGCTCCCGCGCATATGCCGCTTGATGTCGCGCAAGCGGCTCATGGCTCAGGCGAAGTCCTCGCCGGCTTGCGCCGACTGCTTTTCGAACAGCGCGATGTCGGCGTCCGACGGCTCCTCGACAGCCTTCAGGTCGAACAGTTCTACGCGCTGCGCTTCGTCCGCCGGACGGAAGATGGTGCCGGGCAGGATGGTGCCGTTGATGCGGCAGACGGCCACAACGGGTTTCACGCCAGCGGGAGCCTTTGTCTTGGTAGCCTTGGGGGCCGCTTCGGGCTTCGCAGTTTCAACTTTTTCGGTCATTGGTCACCTATAAGTTGATTCGGTGGGCACGGTGACCCACCGAACCGAGGACAGATTACGCGATCGGCGTGAGCTTGTAGGTCGCGTTCGGATTGATCGGCACGAACAGCGGAGCCGATTCAGCCGACAGATTCTCGACCTTGACGCGCTCGCCGGTCTCGAAGTTCTTCGGGAAGATCGGGATCGCCTCGTAACCGGCATCCTTGTCGACGATGCGACCGAAGCACTCGTAACCGTTGATCGCTTCCGGCGTGGAAGTGAACACCGACTCCTTGGCGCCGAGGTAGCGCGTCTGCGTGCCGCTCTCGTTGGTGTAGGTCTCGTTGTTGACCCACAGTTCGATCTTCTGACCGGAACCGCCACCGATTGCGAGTTCGCCGAACTTGTACACCTTGCCCGAGGGAGCCAGGCCACGGTCGACGTTGTGGACGCCGCCCTTGATGTTCAGATCCAGGTGCTCCTTGATCTCAGAATCGTCGCGAACGATCGTGGCAACATCGCCGCCCATCGTCCAGCGCGTCGGGAAACCGCCGAACTCGGCATCGTTCATGGTGTCCATGATCGACTTCACCTTGTCGAGCACCGACACACCGCTTTCGCCGAAGCGGAAGCCCGAGCCGAGGACTTCGGTGTGGCCGGCGGCACGCTGGAAGTCGACCGCCACCGACTGACCGTCCTTGTAGACGATGGTCACGGCGCCGTTGATGATCGCCTGTGCGCGCATCCATTCCCAGCGACGTTCGATCGAGGTCATGAACTCGTCGATCATGGCCATCTTGATCAGTTCCAGTCGCTCCATGGGAGAAATCTGGGTCGGATGCAGCATGGACGAGTCGATGCCGGGCTGGAAGGTCAGGGGACGCAGCGGATCAACGCTGTCCTCGACCACGATGTTCGCCGGCTTGAACCGGAAGCCGTCCACCTTGTCGGTGAAGACACCGTGGCCGCGACCCATCGGCTTGACGAAGGGCGCCAGGCGGCGGCTGCGGACGGGCAGCTTCTCGAAGTCGATCCACTCGCTGGTCGAGCGCATCTGGTTCGTGAAATACTGGCCGAAGTACCAGGTTTCCGGACGGGAGTCGCGGAAGACGCCGAGCAGGTCATGGGTCTGCCACAGCTCATACGGATTTGCCATTTCTCGTTCCTTTTCAGAGTGTGGCGGTTAGGCGGCGTTCGCGCCGAGACGGCTGCGGAAGATCAGGTCCGGATTGCCGACCACGCCTTCCCAGGTCGTCTTCTTCGCCAGCGTGTCGAAGCTGGCATCCCAGACGAGCGGGCTGTCGGTGCCGTCGTCATCCGAGCCGGCGTTGAAGCAGCCGGTCGGCAGCACTTCACCGTAGATGGTGCTGTTGGATGCGCCCGAAGTGGCAGCGTGGACGAGTACGCCGATCGGCACGACGGCCGATGCGAGCGTGGCGTTGTAGGTCGCCTTGACCAGCTTGCCGCCCGACAGGCCGACCACGGTGAACTGTGCCAGCGTCAGCGAGTCACCGAGCAGGATGCGGCGGGGCTGCTGGATGGCGGGTTCAGCGCCAGCAACCAGGTTGCTGTCGATGTAGCTGTCCATCACCTCAAAGGCGGGCACGCCGTGGGCTGCCGCGTTCTTGTAGGACGTGTTGATGTTGCTCATGTCCGTCTACTCCTTACTTCGCGAAGCCGCGCAGACCGACACGGGCGGCGAGATCCCGACGCGCCGCGGTGCGGTCACCGGGCTGATCGTCTTCACCGCGCTGTTCGGCGCCGACATTGGGGTTGTTGCGCGACATGGCGTCCTCGAATGCGCTGCCGCCATCCGTCTTCGCGGCAGGGGCGGCCGAGGCCACCGGCGCAACGGCCAGCGCGCCCACTGCGTCATCGACCGACATGGTGGTCTTGGTGGCGAAGTAGTGTGCCTGCGCTTCGCGCCCCTTGGCTTCATCGGAGCCAAGAATCGCGTCGATGCGGGTACGCTCGGCGGCTGCGCCTTCGGTCAGGCCGGCAGCATGGCCTTCCGCGCGGCCCTCGGCGCGCGCGGCATCAAGAGCGGCCTGGTCGACCGCCGACGTGTTGGCATCAGCCATTGCGTCTTCTCCATTGTTGTTGGACGGGTCGTCCAGGAAGCCCGCGAAAGCGGACATGGCATCCTCCAGGCTGCCGATGCTGTCGGCGAGACCGTTGGACGTTGCTTGCGAGGCGGTGAACGTGAGCGCTTCGGTGTCCCGAACAGCCTGTTCGTCCATGCCTCGGTTCCGTGCCACGGCGGACACGAAGACGGCGTAGAGTTCGTCGATGCGCGACTGGATGCGCGCCTTCACGTCATCGGGCAGCGGCTCGGTGGCGTTACCGTCAACCTTGTGCTTGCCAGCGAAGATGAAGGTGATCTTCAGCCCCATCTTCTCGTAGGCGCCGCTGGCATCCAGGTGGCTGGTAACCACGCCGATCGATCCGACGCCGCCGG